CTACGGATTCTTAACGTTAAACATCGCAAGCAGCGTCTTGTCAGGCGTCTTGGACTGTCGATAAAACACGTTAGGATTAAACGTGTAGCGTTCCGGCTCGCCACCGACCTTTATTCGCGCGACAACGAATTCACCGTCGAATTTCATCTGCTTCAGGCGTCGGCCAAGCGTGTCCGGCGTTACTCCGATCGCTGCCGCAAGCTCTTTCTTATTGAACCACCGTATATGCTTCGGATTCTTTTCGAAAGGATTCTCGCAAAGAGCGTTTGTTTCGTAGTGAACGAACGGCAGCATGCGGTAGATCAGTCCGATGTCTGTCGCCTTCACTTCGCTGTATACCTTCTTGATCTTCGCGGTATATAATTTGACAACGTACTGGCTGCCGAAATTGCCCTTGAAATGATAGCGTTCGTTCACCGAATAGTCGCCGCCCTCTTCCCGGATAATACCGTGCGCAGTACAGGCGCTCAGGAAATCGTAGAACGTTCTCGGCTTTTTCGCGAGCTGTAGAACGGAAATCATATCCGCCGTGGTCATCGGAGTTTTATCCCGGCTGGATCTAACGAGAACACCGTTATAGTCAACGTAGCATTGCAGCAGCATCAGATAGCCGCATTGTGCCGTTGTGAGAGCGTCATATACTTCGTGAATGTTCGGCATATTGGCGTTAGAAAAGTCGCGCCTATCCGTCGTCTGCTTTTGCTGTTCCCGGAAGGCTTCGTCTTGGTTCCGGTGTCTAAGCGTGTAGTCTGTCGATAGATCCTCACCTGTATCTGCGTTTACTACTCGTAATCTCTTCAAAATATCGTCTCCTTTTTCGCAAAATAAAAGAGCGCGGATGTGGCGCCCTCATAACGTATAGACAGCTAAACGGGTAAAATTATCGGGTTTAATAAGAAATTTTTTCGCCGGTTTCAATATTGATCGTGAACTGCCCCGGAGATCTTCCCTTTACGAAATCGTTATAACGGCTTCTTCGCTCTTTATTTCGCGCCCTAGCCGATCTATCAACGAACTTTTCCTCATATGAAGAGCGTTTTCTTCGCGTTGGAACTTTATAATTTCGGCCATCTGCCCCGTACTCTTCGGCAAGTTTTTCGGATGCCTCCGACTTGATGCGCTCTTCTCGCTGCGTTTCGCTCATGATCGGGTACTCTTCGCGAGCCATTTTATCCGGGTGTGGGTTCGCTAGCTCTTCGTAGATTACAAGATTCGCCATACGTTCAAGCACGATAGAATCCGGATGCTCTCCGACTGCATCAAAATAAGCGTCGGCCAGCGCAGTGATTTCCTCGATACGTTGGATCCGGTCAAGCTCTCCGGCCTTCGTTCTCTGCTGTAATTCCGTAATCATTTCGTGCAGTAGCGCTTTATCCATGAATTCGTCCTCCCATCGAGTATCCTTCGTTGTGTCCCGCCCAATAATAGTAGATATCTGCGATTGAATCAGCCGCACGGTCAATCGCTTCACTAACGTTTTTCTGAGCGATCCCCATCCGTTTCCCCGCCTCGACTTGCGTCAGGTCTTCGAAATATACGAGCCGGATAGCTTCGCGTTGTCTGTCGGTCAGATCCGCAAGCTCAATCGCGTTGTGCAGATCGAGCAGCACTTCGGCAGCTTCGTATTCTCCGAGTCGTTTGCGGCTGACGAACTTCGGATAATCGGAGAGCAACGTTTTGACGCCCTCCGCATTGTCTAACGCATATGCCGCCTCAAATTCGCGATCCTTTCGGTGTAGATCGATTTTTACTTTTCCGATAACAACCGCCTCCTTTTTCGTTAATAACTTCGTTAGCAATTCGCACATCTCTGTTGACTATCGGTAACTAATCCGTCTATACTGAACGTAAATACTTTCGTAAGGAGATTCGTTATGGCACTTACGTGGATTTCAAACGACTTTGATCGCAATACCAAAGCGTATATAACAATCGAAAAGCAACGACGTTTATTTATTTCGGCCGGTGCTCGGCGCGTCATCGGATTACCGAAAGACAGTCCGTTTTATTTATCCGTCGCATATGACGCGGCTGAAAAGCGCATTGTTGTCGGCAAGCCCGAACTCGTTAAGCAGCCGGACGTCAAACCGTTCAAATTCGATAAGCGCGGCAATGTTTCGGCATGGCCGTTCTTGCGTAAAATCGGCATTGATTTCGATAAACTTCCGCAACGATACTATTTGATCGGCGACGGTGAAGCGTCCAAGCAACCGTACCTGGCCTATCCGAAAGGCACGTATGCGTTTCAATTAGACGAGTAGCTGTTCCGCAAGCGCTCGCCCTACATACCACGCAACACGAGAAGCGATTCCGTTTCCAACGATCCGATACTGTGCCGATAAGGAGATATCGTCTGGCAGGACGTAAGTATCTGGCGCAGATTGGATTCGAAGGCATTCGCGGACGGTGAAACGGCGAGGTGCTTCGGTCGGATGAATCGGCTGGCCGCTGTTGTGATGCGCTGGAATCGTATTCGACGGTTTATCTAGCGATTGTACGCGATTGGCTTGATCGTAAGTGTATTCGCTTTTTGGCGTCCAATAAGATTTTTCATCGTGGTTAGCGTAAAACAAACCGTAAGGAACTCCTTTGCTCATAACTGCCGGAATAGTTCGCGAAGGCTCACCCATCGTAACCGGACGATTTTTCGCAACTGATGCCGGATTGCGGTCTAAGTATGCGATTTGCTTATCGTTTAGCTGAACTCCCGGCTCCGGCAAATCACCGATAACATCCCGCAATACTCGCGTCTGATAATCGCCTTCTAACGGCTTCGGAAACTCGAAAGTGATTCCGAGGTCTTTTCGTATTCCGACGATGAACACGCGCTCTCGCTTCTGGGCCACTCCGTAGTCCCACGCGCTCAGCACTTTCCAACTAATCTCGTAACCTATTTCGTTAAATCTTTCGATAAGAGCATCTAATGTCGGGCGATGTCGCTTCGTAATCAGTCCCTTCACGTTTTCGAATACGAAGGCTTTCGGCTGTTTGCGCTCAATAATTTCGAGGTAACGGAAGACTAATTTACCGCGTTCTCCGTTTGCACCTGCGCCTTTACCCGCAACCGAGAAGTCTTGGCACGGAGGACCTCCGAAGATTACGTCTGTGTCCGGCAAGCTATCGATATCAATTTCGTTAATGTCCGCCTGTTCTACATAATCACCGAAGTTGTGGCGGTAGGCTTTGACGGCATTCTTATCGAAGTCCAGCGCCTTTACAATATCGTAGCCTGCCGCTTTGAATCCGATTGCGCCGAGCCCTCCTCCGCAGAATAGTTCGAGTACAGTCAGTCCGTTCGCCGGTAGTTGCGGTGTTAAGTTAAAGTCGCCCATATATTCGCTCCTTTCAATTGGTTTATTCGGATGTAAATGACACGTAGCTTTCGCCATTACCGAGGCAGTAATCGTTAAAGCCGGCTCATCCCAAGACATCTTACGAAGATATGTCGTTTGACCTCCTCCGCTATTAAACGCCCCTTTCATAAACGCCTTCTGCTCTTCTTCCGGAAGACTGCGCCAGTTACCACCATCCGGAATCTTGTGCGCATAGGGTTTCTCATCATTTCGTAACCCGTATCCGTAATGATTCGGAATATTCGTCACTTCAACACCTCCGACATAATCGCGTCCAGCTTCTCGTACAACTCTTCCGGCTTGCCTGCGTTTTCTATTTCGTAATCAACTTCGAAACTGTTAACGGCAAGCTCAGTCGGATGCTCCAAGTCGGCGAGGTCGAATTGATCGCCGGCTTTTTTGGCGCGTTCAATGCGGAGCTCGGCCGGTGCTGTTATGCGGATAAATACGAAGCCTTCGTCCTTCAATCGCTTGTATTCGTTAGGCTGGCGGCAGTCATCGATGATCACGCGATTCTTTAGTGCCGTATTACCGCAGTCGCAAGGATGACGGTCGAGATAGGCGGCTATTTTCGGCATGAGAGCGTCGATCCATACGTCCTCTCCGAAGGCTTCCCGCGCCCACTGTCCGAACTTCTGATAATGAGCGCGCGGCTTCGGATTTCTCGGAACGTGAGGGAATGCGCGGTGGAATGCGTCCTTTAATTCGTCGCCGAATGCGAACGGCTGGAAATCGTAGTGAAGCGAGATGTATGATGCGGCCAGCGACTTGCCTGCGCGAAGTGGTGCGGTGAGGGCGATCTTCATTGGCGTTCCTCCTCGGTTGCTCCGGAGATATATTCGATCTCGTGCGTAGCAAATTCGCCCACCTTAGCGTTGATGCGAACGGACATAACTCCGTGCAACTTCTTACCGTCCTGATAAACTTCGAATCTTCCTGGTTTCCGACAAATAAATACTAGAGGAGCGTCTGTCGCCGGAAAGATTTCTTCTATATCCGCTTCCAGGTGCGCCACCTTTCCGTCCGTTTCCTTTGCGGCATATTTCAGCGCCTCTACTTCCGACTCTATGCGATCCATACGTTCCCATACGCGCTCAATTTCTTGTTGGCGATATAGATGGCGCTGTGATTGCGCGTGTACGCCTTTTTCTAACTGCGCTACCTCTTCGCCGTGCCTCCGGTTGTCTTTATGTAGCGTGTCGATTTCGTCTTTGATACGTTTATTCTCGCGTTCCAACTCCGCAACACGTGTCGCTAGGTTAGCGATAACATCGATCGGGTCGGATGGCTGCGGCTCTTCTTCGGAGGATTCGACCGGGATGAGGACGCGGTATTCGGATCGCTTTACCCACCCCATCGGAGACGCGTCGATATCTTCTTCGCTGAATACCTCGGTTACTGTCGCTATTTTACCGATATCTCCATCTACGGCTAGGCCATCATCAGGCGCAATTATGACGATCTTTTCGTCCACTTCCGCCTTGCGATCGACCATCTCGTAGCGCTCCGTACCGTCAGGGCCGTCAATGTGGACGATGTTGGTCGGTTCGAGGACGTGGTATCTTTCATGCGAAATAAACCACGGTTTATTGTTGTAATTACTCTCGAAATTAGCCCAAACATCATCGCACCACACGCTTATAACCTTTCCGTAATCTCCTTCGCAAAAATAAGGAAGACTTTCTTCGATCGCAATAATCTCCTCGCCAACCTTCGCCTTCCTATCGACCTCTACATATTCGCGTTTGATTCCGCCAAGCGATTCGTCAGCCAATACGTGGATTTTTTCGTTAGTTTTCGTCATTTATTCCGCCTCCTCTAGCGCAACAACCCGCATAACCTTGCCGCGGTGATGTTTCGCGCCTCTTTTAGCACTCGCCAAACTGTCATACGCTTTAATACGTGGGGCCGTAGAACTTCCGCCGCCTTTTGGATAATCAATCACATTGCCGTTTTCATCAACGGTTGCCAAAACGTATAATTCTGGAATTTCTTCCATTCGATCGCCCTCCCGTTATTTAATAACCCGCAATTCTACCGACTGCCGGCCGAACTGTAATGCGTCGGCTTCATTTGCGACCAACAGATCGATCCGTGCGCCTTTAATCGCGCCTCCCGTGTCGATCGCCTTCGCCCGAAAGCTCGAACCGTCAGCGATCCGGACTTCTACCGTAGAGCCAAGCGCAATCACAGACGGATCGACCGCTATGACGCGTGCTCCTTCGTAATAGATCGAATGGCTGACGTCGACTCCCGTTTTGGTGATGCCGGTGCAGCCTTCCGCACAAAAGGCGGTATAAGCCGTCATGGTAAAAGTCCGCCATGCTGACGTTTTAGTTGCGGTCGGAGCAGGTTTCTTTTTCGTCTTCTTCAGCGCCTTGATTTCGTCCTCAAGCGCCTGTATCTTCGCGTCCTTTTTCGTTATCTCTTTCGTTAATTCTCTGTTGCGTGATTCAGCCGATTGGATGGCGGCCTGCTCTGGCGTTATCCTTGGCGGTTCTGGCGGCTGATCTGCCGGACAGTGGCCGGAGAATAGCTGCGCTGTTAGCGTGAAATTCGTTAGGATTCCGATGCTTACACCTCCTCGAAGAATTGCGCGGTCCACGGCTCTACATTAACGACTTCCTGGCGCAAGGCTTCCGCCAGGTCAGCGATCTCCTTTTGCGCACCTTTGCCCGGCTTACGTTTCGAATAGAATTCGAGTAACGACCGTAGATTCGTAGTCATTACGAGATTCGTTGCGGCTGCTTGCGGGAGGACGGCGCGAGCATCTTCAGCGGGCACTCCGGATTGACGAAGCCTATCATACGCTTGTTGAGCGAACTCCATCGCGTCCTCAAATATATAATCCGCAGATAAATCGAAACCGTTATCACCACACTCAAACGCTATTTTATCGCTCGTAACTTTTTTCGGAACCACGTAGTCAAATCCGCCGATCTTATCTTCGCTCCCCATCCGCACATACCGCTGTGACTGAACGCTGAAGCTAAAGCCGACTCTGTGGCGAGTAAGCTGCGCCAATAACGCCCGACTGACGCCTTCAATCGCAAAGGTGAACGATAGGTGCTCAAGCGTCGACGTGTGGCCGGAACGTACGATCATTCGGAATAGGCGGTCGGCGTCCGTTCCTGCGCCACCATCTGACGCTTTGGAGCCGAAGTACTTTTCGCCTTCCTTTGCGACAATTTCGGACGGCTTGTTCGGTGAATAACACGTTCTGATTGCGGTTAGGGCGACCGCTTGGCCGTCGGTTGGGTGCAGATCGTCCAAGGTGTTCGTAAAATATTCGCCAGATTCATCGTATTTTCTGTAATCGAGAGTCTGTTTGAATTCGTCGCTTAGTTGCGTATGTGCGATTATCTGTACGTTCATTTTGGTTTCCGCCATCTATTCGTCCTCCTTAGGCAACTCATTTAATCTTGCATACTCTCCAAAATACTCCACAGCAGCTTTGTTGTAAGCTCTCGCTGCTTTTTCAGGGTCATCATATTGACCTAAAGAAATATTTTTTTGGTTTACTCGTATACACGCTCTCCACTTTCTCTGATCCTTCCGATAATGAACGCCTTTGTATCCTGATTTATTTGTAGAGGGCTTTATCGAGTTCGCGGTATTTTGGGATCTAGTCGCTATCCTAAGGTTCTCTCTTCTGTTATCCAACTTATCCCTATTAATATGATCTACAACAAGTTCAGGAGGTGGTTTCAGAATTTCTCGATGCATTCGGATAGTTTTAAAGTTTCCTTTGTCATATACAGTCCGCGCTACATACCCGTCTGATTTCCGTTTGTGCCATTTAAACTTGCTCAGATAATAAAAGTCCTCTTCGTCGACTAGACAAACTCCTCCATTAGTCAAGATAATCTCTTTATATTGATGTTCCGCTGCTCCCAAAGCCGTCACCACCTCTTTCGGAGTCGTTTAGATCGCACACCTCTGTAAATGCCGCCTGCTCGACCGGCTTAATTACTGCCTGACAGATGCGATCACCTTTGCGGATGATGTAAGTTCCGTCGATATAGTCGCCGTTAATTGTCGGAACGAATCGCTGTCTCACATCGTAAAGAACTTTCGATGTTAACGGTTCATACCGTTCTCCTTCATCGTCTTTAATAGTCCGGTATATAACAGGCGCAATATTATCGACAATCACTCCGACTTCTCCCCGATAGCCCGCGTCAACTGTACCGAGCTGAACGCGAAGCTTCGTCTTTAGCGTAATGCCGGAGCGTGGCCGGATCTGCATTTCGTAGTCTTCCGGAATCTCGAACGCTAGCCCCGTTTTGATTAGCGCGGTTTCTCCCGGCTCGATAACGACGTCTTCTGCCGCAACCAGATCGAAGCAGGCGTCTGAGGCGTGAGCGTATTGCGGGATTTTTGCATCGGGTGATAGGCGTTTAATGTTTACGTTCATACGAAAACCTCCTCGTTAATAACTGCGAATATACTTTCGTTAATGGACGCTTACTCGAAATAGAAATCGCTGTCCTGCAACGGCTCGACCGTCGCTTTTTTGTATCCGTTACCTTTCATCGAAAAGAAGTCATGCGATTTCGTCTTCGTATCCAACCCGTTCAGCACGATCGGATTTACCGTTTCATCTTCGAAATACGGATCGAATCCGAGGTTAGCCAGCGCCTTGTTTCCGTTGTATCGCACGAACTTCTTAACGTCGTGAGTCAGTCCGACTTGGTCGTACAGGTCTTCGGTGTAGGCGGCCTCATTCTCGTAGAGTTCCGCAAGCAATTCGACGGCAAAGTCGCGCAATTCGATCTGTACGCCCGGTGACTGGCGATTGTAAATTTCCTGCGCAAGCAATCCGACATAGACGCCGTGAATCGCTTCATCTCTAATACCTTTTGTTCAGCCGAGATCGCTACTCTCGACCCGCTGCGAAATGCAGCCGCCTTACGTTACCGCAAGGAGCAGACTATATCATCGCCCGCATGGGGCGCCTCCCGTTTCGATTTAAGGGGTTCTCACCCACGCCAATAACTTGCGCCCTACTCGTTTTGCGGAATTTCACCGCCTATGCGATAGTCGTTGAACGTTCTATGCGATCCCATATAGTTTTCCATCTTCGTTTATGCCGAATTAAGCTAACGTATCGTGGGTGCAAGTCGTACTTCTCTCCGGCTTCGCCATTGCTCATACCCGCAAGCAGGTCATAGATTAAATTCGTGGCTTGTTCATCTGAAAGCTTTGACATCGAGTTGCTTTCCCCAGGCTGCCCCGACATTAATCCAATCTTAAAGGCGTGTTGAGTGTTTTCTTTAGGAGTGACTATTTCTAAGTTGCTAACGTGGTTATTGAGTTTGTTACCATCTATATGGTTGACAAACATTCCGTCCGGTATTTCATGTATGAAGTACTTTGCTACCAATCTATGAACTAAAAAGTTCTGAGTTCCTTTTTGTGGGTGGGTGTATCCGACAACCTCATATCCGTAAGGTGTCACAAATGTTTTTCTAGGCCTATTAAGTTTCTTCGAAATAACTATTCCGCTCTCGGTAATCCACCAAGGGGCTTCCTCTACTTCTTTTCGCATCATCTTCACCTCCTTTCGGATCGCATAGCTTCGCTGCTGATCGTCCTTTTAAGGATTTCCCAGCAATTAGAGAGGTTCGCAATCGCCGTCACCGACGAAAGGGACTATTAATTAATCAGGTTTATGATCTCGCCGCTGTTCATCAGTTTCCCTTGACCGTAGAAATATAACGGATAATAAAAGCCGCTATAGAAAAGGAAGCTTTCGAGATAGACCGAAGCGACCATCGCCTTGTAAAGCGAAATGTCATCGCCTGGTTCAATCGCGCTGTACAGTCCGCCAATGATTGCGGCTTTCCGCTGCAAGTAGCGATTCGTCTTCACCCATTCGAACAGTTCCGTTATCTTCTCCGTTGGCGCAAGCGTCATGAAGATGTTCGAATAGGATTTCGCATGGACTGCGTTTTCCATCATCGCCATGAAATTCAGGACGGCTTTACGTTGGTGGCCGGATACCTGGGCGGCAATTAACGGCATACCTTCGTTCCCTTGCTCCGTATCGAGCAGCGTTAAGCCCGCGAGAACTTTCATATACGTATCCTGTTCGTTGGCTCCGAGATACTTCCACGTTAGGAGGTCGCCGTTTAGCGAAATCTCTTCCGGGAGCCAAAACTGCTTAACGTTCTGCTCGTAAAACATCTGCGTGAATCCGTCTTCATGTTGCGACCAGTTGGCCGCTGTATATTGCGTCAATTATTCGTCCTCCAATCTCTCTAACGCCTCGTAATTATTGGTGATTGTTTCGTTGATTAAGATTCTTCTTGCTTTCTCTTGTGATGTGATTCTAAATACACATTCGTCCTTCCCATACATTTCAGAACTGACAACATAATCACGAAACAGCTCATTCATGTATTCGAGGTTTCCGGCTCCGTAGAATTTTCCGTTTAAGAAACATGCGTATGTTTGCGGCATATCATTAACACAACTCCTTCACTTAAACTACACAAGACAAGCAACCTTCCTGCCCTGTATCCTTCGTTCTTGCATAGTAAAGCGTCTTGATCCCTTTGTGATGTGCGTAAAGGTCAATTCGGTTAAGATCGCGCGTCGTCATCGTATCCTTTAAGAACAACGTAAATGAAATGCCTTGATCGACGTGCTGCTGAATTGTCGCGATCATATCGACGACTTTGAACATATCCATGTCGTACGCTTCCTTATAGAAGAACCAATTCTTCACGCTAAGCCCCGGCATCGGATAATACGTCTTGGAATTTCCGTATGTCCGTTCCTCTATGCGTTCCATAATCGGCATTACTGACGCAGTAGCCGACTGCACATACGAAATAGATCCCGTCGGTGCGATCGCGAGTCTGTACGAATGGTAGAGTCCGTATTTTCGTACGTTATCCTCCAGCCGAACCCAATCGATGCGCTTCGGAATTTCAACGCCTTCAAACAGCTTCGCGACCTTCTCCGTTTTAGGACGGAACTCTCCTACAACGTACTTATCGAAGTAGCTGCCATCCGCATACGTTGATCCTTCGAATCCCTCGAACGTGCTGCCGGTTTCCTTCGCAAGCTCCATCGACCGCACCAGCGACCAGTAATTCACTAGCGCAAAGAATACGTTAGCGAAGTCCCGCGCTTCCTCCGATTCATAAGCGATCCCATTCTGCGCAAGATATCCGTGTAGATTCATCGCGCCGAGTCCGATCGAACGCATCTGACGGTTAGCCTTAGCGACTGCCGGCGCGTTCTTGATATTCGTTGATTCCGATACGACCGTCAGCGAATCGACTGCGAGCTTAACCGTTTGCTCGATCGACTTATTCGCCATGACGTTCGCAATGTTGAGCGAGCCGAGGTTGCACGAAATATCGAGGCCGATTGCGTCCGGTTCGCCGTAGTCGGTGTATTCGGATACTTGCGATACCTGAAGAATTTCGCTACAGAGATTCGAAAATTTCACTTTCGAAATGTGATTCAGCGCATGAGCTGCGTTGACGTTATCTTCGAACATGATGTACGGATATCCCGATTCGGACCGTAGAATCGCAAGCTTTTCGAGTAGCTGCCGCGGATTAATCTTGTCTTTGCGGACGTTCGGATTCTCGACGAGCTTGTCGTACATTTCTCCGATATCCATTTCGTCAAGATGCTCGCCGTATTCCTTATAGACCGTATGCGGGTAGAAAACGTACGCGTCCCGATCTTCGCGAGCCAGTTCGATGAATTTATCCGGAATAACAACGCCGATCGACAGCGTCTTGACCCGGACGTCTTCATCTGCGCTGATCTTCTTGGTGTCGAGGAAATCGTTGATATCGCGATGGAATACGTTCAAATACGCAGCTCCCGCCCCAGAACGCGCGCCTTGCTGATCTGCATAGCGGAAGGCATTATCGAGGAGTTTCATAACTCCGACGACGCCCTTCGTTACGTTCTCGATTCCTTTGATCGATTCACCTTTCGCGCGCAACTTCGATAAATTCAAACTTACGCCTCCGCCCATCTTCGATAGTTGCATTGCTGTTCCGATCGCCATTTGAATATCGTTCAGAGAGTCGCCCACTTCGAGAAGGAAACACGATACGAGTTCGCCGCGTCGCTTCCGCCCGGCATTTAAGAACGTCGGCGTGGCCGGTTGATATTCCTGACGGATCATCATTTCCGCAAACTCGACCGCCTTGGCTGCGTCTCCTTTCGCGAAGAATAGCGCACAGATGGCGATTCGATCTTCGTAGCGTTCGAGGATCTTCTTCTTATCGTTTGTCTTCAGCGCGTAATCGTTATAAAACTTGAACGCACTCATGAACGATGGAAAACGGAACTTTTTCGCGTAGGCCGCCTTGTAGACCGCTTTGATCTCGTCGAATGTATACGGCTCGAAGACTTCGCGTTCGTAATAGTCGTTCTCGATCAGATAATCGAGCTTTTCGCGCAGATCGTGGAAAAATACCGTATTCTGATTCACGTAATCTATGAAATAACTGCGGACGGCTTCGGCATCCTTTTCGAATTGAAAGCCGCCGTTTTTCCGTATCATAATTTCGTTATTAAGTTCGATATACTTCGCATGCTTATTCGTCAATAACGCTCACCCTTTCCGTAAATATTCGCTCACAAACTCGCGAACTTTAGCGACATCCTCCGCCGTGCCCGCAAGTTCGAACTTGTGAACGATTGGCACTCCGTATTCTTCCGCAATCAGATCCGCCGCCTTTGCGAAGTTGCCACCCCAGTTGCGATTGCCTGACGCAGCCACGCCCGCCATTAAATCGCCATTGTCCGCGAGGAAGTCCCAAACGGTGCCTGCGACCTGGCCGAATCCGTAAGTTCCCGTTACCAATACGAACGGCTCCGTTAAAAGCATATCCGCCTTGATTTCGACCGCAGGAAGGCCGGTCTTGGCTACGAATCGGCGGACGTTTCCGGCCAGCGAATAGTAGGCGATTAGCATAACGATGCCACCAGCACTCCGATAGGAATTGCGAACATAACCATGACGGCTGTCTTTGCGAGCTTAGCCCTCGTGGTTTTAGCTTCGACTGTTAGAGCGATCCACGAAAAGTAGAGTAGGCACGCTATCGCAACGTATGTCATTCGATCGACTCCTTCCGTTTTATTTCCGCCTCAATCTCGTCTTTTCGCGCCAGAATCCGGTCACGTTCGATTTCCAACTCGACCCTCTTCCGTTCATGCCGACTGATTGCGTAATCAACATCGGTAAGCTGTTCGTCAAGCCATCGCAAGGACTGTCGCAACTGTGCGGCCGGGACGCCGTAGCATTCGTATTTCATTGCGTTTCCTCCTCTACGTCATTTTGAACGCGTTTATGTTCGCGGTATGCGGTGTACAGTCGGTCAGCTAATCCGACGAGTAACGCGGTTACCATGAAAACCACTGCAATTGTAATTCCGACTTTAACGACTGTTCCGACCGCCGGGACGGATAACAGTGCCGTCACGATGACAAAGCCTGTCAGACATCCCGCAGAAAACAGTCCGAGTAATAAGGTGAGCGCAATCAAGTACGCTAATGCTCCGATAAGCCGCTGCTTAAACATCCGATCACTCCAAATCGATTTTATAGTCGGTTGTAATCGTATTTTCCGGGAGATAGAATTCGTACGATTTTTCACCGGTGTACTTTCCGTAGAAGAATCTCGCAATGGCCGACTTAAATTGCATTTCGTAGGTGACTACATAAGGCTGTTCGATATCTCCCTCTTTCATTTTCGAATCTTTAACCTTCGCTTTGTCTACGTATTTAAAACTGTCTTTCTCAACGACATAATAGAAGTATTGTTCTTCGTCTACTGTTCCGGAGCCAAGTATGAAGCTTCCCTTTGTATTCGAGTTATCCTTGATCGAATAAATCTCGGTTTTATGCGGATTCACCGGTTCGTCTTGTAAAAAGAATGCAGGGATAAATCCGATTACAAAAACCAAAGCACCGACCGCCGACCCGAAAAGTATTCCTAGTATACATTCGATCGGCCCAAATCCCCACGTGTCGGATATAAAGGCCCCAGCGAATATCACTGCAACGATAATCGATAACCAAAGCAGGCCCATCTACTCAGTCGCCCCTTTCACGTTCTCAATCGCTTTCTGGACAGCTAAACCGTTGAGTACATGTGTAAATTCGATTGCGTTTTTATCATCGTCTGTAAATTCGTTGAATAGCATTGTCAGAGCCATGTTCGCCGCAGTAAAGAACTCCGTTAAATCTACGTCTTTTAAATCCCCCATATAGTTATCGGATTCCTCGTTAAAAACGTCGGCAATTGCGGACACCAGACCTTGCGTATACAATTCGTATTTAGTCATCTATTCGTCCCCCTCTTCTTCTCGAATAAATCCGAAATCATTGTCGCGAAGAACCGAATGAAGAACGGAAGCTACGCGGTTGATAACGTCCTCGTCCTGCTCCATAAACCCGGCTTCGTTGAAGATTGCGTGTGTAAGTTCGTGAATTAAAACGTTGTTGATGCGTGAAGGCGATAGCTCCTTCTCGATCTGGATATTCGTATCTTGATACGTTACCTGCCCCCAAAGTTGATGAAGTCGGTTTAAGTCCGGCACTAATTCGACCGAATAATCAACGCCACCAACCCGAAAAACTTTTCCGTCAATCATTTCGCGTCCTCCTTCGGTTTAATAATCTTCTCGCGAATCAGATACGTAAGCGCCACCGCACAAGCATCGCTATGATCGTCTGTTGCGAATTTGTGGTCGGCCGACAAACCGAGCCATTCGCGCACGCTCTCGGCAACTCGCGGCTTCTTTGCACTTCCATTGCCGGTGACCGTCTTTTTAACGTTGGCCGGCGTAACGTGGACATCGACTTCGTATCCGTATCGGTGTAGCGCCCGTTCGACCGAAGACCAGGTTCCGTGAATCTTATTGTTTTGCGCATAGTTACGGCTCGGCGGCCATATCTCCCGCACGATCACATCGAACGGCTGATTATCGCGAACAAATAGCAGCGTAAATGCTTCGATCTCCTCATACCGCAATGGCTGATCGGTTGATGCGGACGTTTTAAAATGGGCGGATTTTATTAGGCGAGCTTTTCCGCCCCTGGCTTCGATGATTGCGAATCCCGGCGATGTTAACGAAAGGTCAAGGCCGAGGACTCGGATAGGCTTGGCGCTACTCATGCGTACCACCGACTGAATTCAATATCCTTCGTCTTTAACGCCTCCGCTGCCAGTTTTTCCGGGTTATCTGCGCCATTTGCGATTGCCTTTAAAATAGCGACGTACAGTTCGTCTTCCATGCTGTGCGCCACCTCGTCATCGTCGGCTGCATGACGGATATCTTCAACGAATTCCCGAACGTCATCCACTGTCATCATTCCGCCTCCCTTTCGCGAACTCTTTCGATAAACTCAAGCGCCTCAACGTACTGCCGTTTCGTAGATTCGTAGACATTCGATCTCCGTACTTGCGACACTTTTGCGCGAATCTCCGCCAGCTCTTCGTCTGTCAGCGACTTCGCAATAGCCGTCTTGTATCCGTTAAACGTCCATCCGTTCAGATCTAACGGTAACGGCGCTCCCTCTTCGACAGACTTGCGGATCTCTACGAATCTATCGAATAATTTTTCGACGTCTTCATCCGTAATTTCGATGCCGAAAGCCCGCATATCCGGCGACTTTTCGAATTCCCCTTCCGGATACACCCACGATTTCTTAGACGCGTTCACGTAGAGAATAACGTACAGGTCGACGCCGTACATCGGACCGTAAGCGACGCACTGTTTAACGTGCTTTTCTTCCGGCTGACGCATCGAATGGAGTGACGTCTTTGCGGCGGTCGTCTGCTTCGATTTAATTTCGAGGCCAACGCGTAGCACTTCGCCGTCTTCCGTTACGTAGCGCATGATGCCGTCGCACGTTCCGTAAAGGTTGAACGAGTATCCGCGATGTGTGACCGGATGATTCCTTTTCGCGAAATCCTCGAACATCGGCGTGCCGTCTTCGTTCTTTTCGAAGCTAAACGGACAAGGGCGGCCGGTCTTCTTCTCGAAGTGTTTCTCCATGAAGAGAATGTCGCGCTGGATCACGTCGCCAATCGCCGTACCGATGCGAGTCCACCGCCCTTGATACGGAGGCTTTTTCGTTTCGTCTCTTGGAGATCCGATCGCTTTATGGTAAAGCTCGCGAGGGCAAGCGTTAGCAGATGACGGCGAGAAATACGGCTTCTTCGGAAACACTTTCGGAGCATTGGCGTACCATTTATGAATCTGCGCGTCCAGGGCGTTATCCCATGTCTCCGGCAGCGAGTGCCATTCGTTCAGATATTCGACCAATTCGTCCGCAATCTGCTGCGCGTATGTGGTCGGTTCTTTTATGTGTGCCCGCAGTGAATTTGCGGCTGACCTTCCGTTTAAATTCGTCAATTAATCGTCTCCCTTCGTTTTGAACCATTCATCCACCGAGAAACCGTTTCCCCATCTTCGGCAAATCTCGATATCGGTCTTGTTCGGAATGTTGCCGAAAACGTACGTATTCAGCATGACATCCTCGAAGTCTTTGACGTCTTCTCGCGTGATGGTGTCCGGAACTAAAAGCAGCGCTTCGTCATGCACTACACACCATATCCGCCACTCACCTCGACCTTCAGCCGTCTTCCTATCGCATAACTCTTGCAGCGCAATCATCGTCGCTTTTGTCTGAATCGCTGCGGACCCCTGGACTCTTGCGTTAGTTGACTGTGTATAAACAGCCGAGTAATGGCCTTTGGCGTTCCGGTCCTTTGCGTCCGGTAACCGTCTCTTACGTTGGCCGCGATCCATCCAAACATATCCGTGCTTCTTAACGAAAGATTGATTCGTTTCGACCCACTTTTTGACGACCGGAAACCTTTCGAAGAAGTTGTCGAGGAACTTCTGCGCTTCTTTCTTCGATATTCCGATAGCGTCCTTGAGCATGTTCGCGCCACCCCCGTAAGCAACCGCAAGCATGATGACCTTAGCCTGTTTCCGGTAGACTGATCCGTCGCCGCACTCTTCGATCGGCTTATTGAAAACTTCTGAAGCGATTGAGGCGTATAGATCGTCCCCTTGCAAGTAGTTATCGACTAGCTTCGGATCTTGCGAGAAGTACGCCAGGCATCGGTATTCTTGCTGACTCCAGTCTCCGCCTAAAATCGCGTATCCTTTAGGAGCTACGAACATTTTCCGGGCTTCCTTCGGTTGATTCTGTAGGTTGACGCCTGTTCCACCGGAAGAGAACCGGCCAGTCTTTGCGCCGTTCTGATTAAAATTCGTATAGAGTTTTCCAGTCCTCTTGTCGATTAATTCTGGCAAAGCGTTGATGTACGTTGAGTACAGTTTGAACTTCTCCTTATACTCGAGCAGCTTCTTAATGATCGGATGTTTGCTTGCAAGAGGTTTCAGAACTTTCTTTGCGTCGGTTGAGTCGAGTTTTTCTCCGGTCGCTTCTTCTAACGCTGGCTTTAATTGCGCCGGCGAGTTAATGTTGATGTCGCCCAACTCGTCGATAATCTCCGCATACAAACGATCGATTTCCGCTTTGATTTCCTTACCGTATTCCTCCGCGAAATCTAGGTCGATGTCGAATCCGGTTGACTCGAGCTTCTGTACGACGGTGATTAACGGAACTTCTACCGTCTCATAGTAGCGAAGGATATCCGGAAACTTCTTCAGGTGTTCGCGTTGGAAATCGCGAAGCTTCCTCGTCACATCCCCGTCTTTTGCCGCATAAGCAAGCGCAATTCGTAGATCGCTCACTTCGTCAAAGCCGATCTTTCCGAATAAGTCTTCGTATGTGTCCGATTTAATCCGCAGATATTTGGTGACGAGATTCTTTAGCGCAAAGGACGGCTCATTTTCGTTAAGCATCCGCATCGCTTCCTGTGTGTCCCACGTAAGGCCCCGCAATGTGATTCCTTCGCGATCCAGCATGTGAATATCGAACTTTGCGTTATGGGCGAGCTTTCCGATCGACTCATCTTCGTAAAATGGCCGCAGTTTTTCGACGACAAATCCGTTATCTAACTGCGGATGATCCGTCTTATGTTTCGTTGGGATATACGCGTGGATGTCCGCTTTAATAGCCGTCAGCACATGGCCGACAATGTAGTCATTCCATACGTCTGTGCCCGTTGTCTCAACGTCGAATACGATCTCTTCTTCGTCAGCAAGCAACGCGAGGAATTCGTCTAGCCGCGCTTCGTCCGTAATCAGCCAGTAGTTTTCCGGCGTATTCTCGACCATCTTCCGCAAGGTTTCCTCACGCTGTTGCTCCTGTAGCGTCTTCCATAGCCGCATGGCCTCCGCCTTGCTGAACGCTTTCGGATTGCCGGCCTTGTTCACGCAGTCAGACGGATTCCTGGCGAGTTTGCCTGCGTCCATTGCCGCTTTGACTTCGTCTAATCGCTGGCGGTCGGTTTCCGATAGCTTGCTTGCGAATATGCGACGCCAGCTCTCCTCGATCGGTTCGGCCGTTTTCGCCTTCTTCTTCCGCTTGGCTGTTTCGGCAACTTTTTCGTTTGTAACTTCGCCAGTCTTTGGCGTCAAAGCGCTAAGATTCAACCGTAGATTTCCGAGTTCCATTCGCATCCTCCTTCCGCTTACGACGTCATAAATCTTCGCGACTTACGTACTTCCGCTTGTATTCCGCCTCATTATCCGCATACCAATCCGACCAGCAAGCGTTGTCACAAAAGTACCGGTCGAAGAGCGAATCGTATGTTGCGGATCGCCCTTCGTTTAATACCCGGCTACATGCGGCGCAGATGGCGGCAGGTTTTGCGTCCACTTACTCGTCGCCCTTTCGATCGAAACGCGCTTCGACTGGCGCGATTAGTTCGATGCTTGACTGATTTTCTGTGCAATTTCCATGCTTCTGAGTAGCGACTTTTACGCTACCATCCTCGGCGACATCTACAACTTCGCAAATTTCCCCATCATATAAATACTGAACGATATCACCGACCTTATACTCGCCAACCTCGCGTCCGATCGCGTCCCATTTTTCGATCTCTGTGACCTCTTCTTCGGATAGGAGTACGAGCTGATCAGGCGTTGCGTATCCGTAATAACAACCGCATTCAATTTGGATTTTCTTTTCAGCGTCACCATGATAGTAATCGTTATGGATTACGGTGCAGACTTTTCCGTTTTCGAAACCTAATAACGGATATCCCCCGCCGCCCGATTTCAAACGGACTTTAGCGCCTTTCTTAAATTTTGCGCGAGCTTCCGCGTCTTTTGCTTCGGCAACTTCTTCGTCAGTGGCGCGGACGAGTTCATCTTCGTAAAAAATTCCGGCTGCATCCCCGTTCAATTTTTCGCAATGGAAGGGCGCAAAATCTTTGTCGTCTCTTTTTATTAGTACGATTTCATCGATTTCCACATAATGACCGCTTTCGTTCCCGACAACCTTCGCATAATCACCGACTTTCAGGCGTTCAGGCTTCGGATCGGCGGCGCTGACTTTGCGGTAGACTTCGAATACTTCGTACTTACTTGCGCAATTATAGTCACCTCTATCATCGGTAATTGACGGATCGGCGTCGCGGTGAAAGTCTTCAATTTCGTACAACTTGCCGATCGTAACGTACCCGTCTTCAGTTTCGATAAACTTAACGAAATCGCCCGCCTTCGCCTCGCTCTTGTCAATTCGTACGTATTCCGTCTTGGCTTCGCCTTTTAGCGCAGCAACATCGGATTTTAGGGATTCGATATCCTTTTCGTTTGTGCTTACGCGATCTTCTAATGTCGGTAGAGATGAGGAGACTTTGCGGAAGAATGAAAAAGTTCTTTGTCGTACGCCCAATAGATCTCCGTCATCATCGATATAACTCAGTACCCTACCATAGGTAATCGGATAAAAATGACCTAGCGATACGAATGGCGTTGGTTCTGAAATCCTTAATCCAATATCACCCGGCTTCCCCTCGCCTTCCACGCGCTCATACTCTACGCCATCATACGAAACCTTCGTAATTTCACCGTTCACCATATCGAGAGTTTTAACGCCTTCTAATTTCGCCATCAAACCGCCTCCGCTTCGTTATTTTCCGCAAAATCTTCCCGCATGAAATTCAGATCCATTTCGACCCAACGCTTGCCTTCCCGTTCTGACGGCCCCCAATAGTCCGTAATGCCACGGTTCTCGAACATCCAGACGCGAGGGAATTTGCCCTCACCGATCAGCACTCCGATGAAGAAGTCGACGTCTTCAGGCGTATAAGGCTGGCCGTCTCCTTTGCGCCCACTTACCGTTAAGTAACCACGCTTTTCCGTACGGTCCCGGATCGTCTTAACCTGGAACGTTTTCCATTCGCCAGTGCCAGGATCTCTTGCGCTGATATCGAAGGATTCCTCTGTCTCCGATTTTGATACCGCCTGCCACCCGCTGGCTAATAAAGCCGCGCGGGCGATCAGTTCGGAATACTTGCCGATAGTCTCCTTGAGATGCGCCATTCAGTCGTCCTCCTTCGTTTTATTAAAACGGCAGATCATCGTCACTGATTTCGTTAGATTTTTCGTTATCAGATTCCGCACCAAGCGACAGACCGATCAAGCTAATATCGAATCCTGCTGCGACTAGGTTCTCGATCTGCGTCTTCTCGTCAGCTTCGAATAGCAGGCCGTCGAACAGTTTTGCGTTGAATTCCTTACCGTCTAATTTAGCGAAGTTTGCGCGTTCCTGTTCGGTGAGATCTTCTTCGAAATCGATCAACGGAGTAAGGGAAACTTTCGTGTCTTTCGCTTGACCTGTCGAGTTCGTTTTCGTTAATTCAAACGCAAGCTTTCCGAGTTTCTTTTCATATTTCTTGATGGTTTCGTAAACGTCGAGCGCCTGGTTACGCGTCAAGTCAACGATGATCTCTTTGCCAGTCGTCAAATCAACGAATCCCATTGCGAACCTTTCTTTGCCACGATACTTACCGGCTTCAGCACTTTGCGCCTTCTCTTCTTTTTCATCTCCGGCCTCTTTCGCTTTGAATTGAAGGTCGCGATGATACTTTTCGGCAAGATCCCACGGAGTATGATCGCTTACTACGAAGCCCTTCTCGTTCCGGGTAGACGGGTCCTTCGCAACAAACGTATTTACCTTTTTGTAGATACCGTATCCAAAATACTGCATCAAGTCCTCCGTACCTAATACACGGACCTTATACGAAGAGCCCACGCTGAACTTAGCGAAATCGACCGTGTTTAGATTGCCGCCTTCACCTCCGCCGGCCTGTAATGCTGATAGCGCCGCCGCGCCTTTTTGAAATTGACTCATTCGATTTCCCCCTACGTTTTAATTTTGAGGCTGTTCGCCCTCGCAAAATGCCGGTAACTGCGTCCGAAACGCCGCCAGCGCTAAGCCGTAGCGACGCGACTCTGTTACTTAACGGCCGCCCCGACATTCTCCGAGCGCCGGGCCGCAATGTCCGCCGCCCTCATTCGCCTTCTTCGCGATTAACCTCGTAAATAAGTCGGCCAAGTACAAGCGTGGCAATCACCGCAAATATTTCGAATAGCCATGCGTTAGACATAGGCGGCGACTCCTTTTTCCTTCTCGGTTAATTCCGATCGTTTGGCCGCAATCTCTCTATATTCGGATTTCAAAACGGAAATCTTTTCGTCAATACTTGTGATAACCTTATTCGATCGTGCCTTAGCGCGATTCAATTCGAGCTGCGCAATTTCGAGGTTCTTTTCCGCAAGCTGGACGTTAAGTGCGCGAGTCTCGCGTTTGATACGGCGGATCATTGCGTTTGCTTTGCGCCGTAAAGCCGTCTTCATTTCGTCAGGGATTGCGTCGAGTGGTTCGGGCATTTTGTAAACGGTCACGATTTTATTTTTATATACGATAAATCGAACTCTGCTCTTGTGGTGATCGTATACTTCCTGCCGACCGCCTCGTTTATCCGGATTGCTTCCGACATAGACTGCCGTCTGCATTAATTGAACGAGGTGATTAGGAGCGACTGACCGCAAGACACCGAGACGTTCGACTGCGCGATCAATAGCGTGCTTTGTGACTTCGTATTGTTTCATCCGACGCGCACCGCCTTTATCGATTGTGGTCGGTAGTAGTCCGCCGGATCTTCGTCGGCCGGCCATGCGCCTTGATATAAAATTTCGGTAAGTTTGCGCGGATCTAGCGCAGGATACGTATTAGAATCGGTAATTTTGGGGATATTCATAGTACGTTCGCCTCCATATTATTTAGGTAAAACGTACTAGATCGGAAGGTGTGTTCGCATTCTGTTCGCTTGTCTTTTGACATGAGAACGGTTATCATGAGGATGTGGCTACGCCTCCCGAGGCTAGTTACGTTTTATACAGCAAGATAAACACTAATATCGCCGTGCTGTGATGCGTCATAGTTTTTCGCAAGTTTGCGAATCTCACGTGTTACGGTGTAGTGGTGAACACCTAGCTTACGTCCAATTTGCCGGGCGCTAGGTTGTTCGGGTGAAAGATGTTCTTTAACGATTGCCGTCGTTAAAGCATCTGAGTTATTCGTTAGGGCCTCGATAAGTTGCCGCTTATCGTGGTCCGTTTTTATTTCGCCTGATACTCGATCAACTACATAAGATTCTAAATCGAAATCCGATGCAGATTCGAATGTTGCCGCATTCTCCTCCGCGGTCGTGTCTAACGGAATTGATCGCTTAACATATGTCCCATTCTTTTTCCTGGTAACATCGATCGCAGCTCTTGCTAAGTGTAGTTTGAAGTGGCTAACAACATCGGTTGATTTTTGCTTGTCGAAGTTCTTTGCACACCACCAAACTCGTTCGTTTAATTCACTTACAATTTCATCCCGCAATACCGCGCTTGTTCTTGAGTATTTCCTCGCGATATTTGAAACCATAGATTTGAAATGATCAAATATGTTTCGGAATGATTGGCTGCTCCCTGTGGTCTGGAACTCATCAATCAGCTTTATTAAGTTTTTTTCGTGTTCCAACTATCATTTCCCCTTTCAATAATAACTGCGAATCTTGGATAAAGATTGGCACATGTTTTTTTATTTTTTTTTATAAGTTTTTCTTCCATGACCATATATTAGCATGATTTGATATTGAATTTTCTGAAAGTGAACAAGGTTTTGAAATACTACTTTTGTTCACACGTTTAAACAAAATGGATAAATAAAAGCCGCCCTAAATGGGCGACCTTGTCCTAACCTCCTATGATATTAATTGCAAGTTCTTTCTGCTGTTCTACTCCGCCACCATTAATTGATTTAAGCGCTAACCCTCCTGCCACAACTACTCCCAACACTAAAGCAACTGATAAAATCTTTTTCAAATAAAACCTCTCCTTTTGGATTACCTTTACTTAGATTAGCAAGAGATTTAACAAACTCGGAATTTTCCCCCGCGTTGATCAAATCCCTCACAATAATAACTGCGAAATAAAGATTGGAATTGGCAACGAAATAGTGAAATTTTTTATACAAACTTTCAACTTTTTTTCCTTCCATACTTCTAAGGTAATCCAATAAATCGAGATCGCCGACTTTTTTAACATTTTTCTCTGCTTCAGAAAAGGAGATTTTTCCTTCTTTATAGCGCTGAACTGATAAAACTGATTCGTGATCATCTTTATCTAATTCAATAGACAGGAGAAGTTTCCCCATACTCAGGTTATATTCTGAAACCTCCATTATTAACTCTGAATTAGTTTCCGCGGCCGTAGCGCAACTCTTCTCAAGGAAAAAAAGACATTTTTTGGGGCTTTTAATTAGATAAGACATACCTAACACATAATAGGCATCTGATTCAGCTCTTTTGTTGATATTAGATTGCAGAATAATACTAGCGTAGTGCCTAGCCTCTTCTAAGTTGTTCAAAAACAAATTCGCGACGGAAAGTACCTCCGATAGACGAAACAGATAGCATTCCTTTAAGAACAGCCGTGTCTTGTCGCTCAAAGATTTAATTTCGGCCTCGATATCAGCTGCCTTATCTATTAAGTAGGAGAATTGACGTTTGTGTAGTAGAACGATGCATTTGTAGATATTCAAGAGAATTTTTAAAGAAGCATCACTGATGTTTTTTAAGGCAGACAGCGCGTCGCCCATTTGGTGAAATTTTGTTTCGCCAGTCATATAACTGTATATAAAAGAGTAAACCTTCACATACTGACCAATAACTCCTTTTGTTGTCCTGTGTTTGGTTAACAATTGGTTTAATAGTCCAACATCACGTGTTACAGCAGCATACTCAAATGTGTTTTTAATACAATCATCTGTTCTCATTTTAAGGCACCACTGACGCATTTTGCTTTTATAATTTTTAGGATCTACAAGAAGAATTAGGCGCAATACATTTCTAAAAGTTAACTCCCTCTGTCCGCTTTTTAGGTAATAAACCTGTCTTGTAGAAATATTTAAAAAGTCCGCAACTTTTTTGTCATCCAAGTCATCTCTGTCTTCAATTTTATTAAATAAGAACTCCCTTACACCTTCCATGTAATTCACCCCGATTAAATAATGAATGACTTTTATTCCCTGATTAAGTATAATTGAATTATAACGAAAATGTTTATACGTGTAAACATATTTTTTAGGAGGATTTTCAATGGTTGATTTTTCGCCTTTATTCGATACTTTAAGAGAAAAAGGAATGAAACTGAGTGATTTGAGACAAGTTATCAGTTCCAGGACGCAAGCTAGTATTAAAGAAAACCACTTACAAAAAAATCTCAAAATGTATATAGGTACCCTGGAAAAAATCTGCTTATTCCTAGAGGTGCCCGTTGAGAAAGTCATTAAAATAGTTCCTGATAACGTAGAAAAATAACGATATTTAAGCTATAATTTCCCCGTGAAGCAAAAGCTTTGCGGAGGTGTTTAATACGGTTAAGTATCGTCGAGGTAAATGTTTACTTCGCGACCGACTCCGTGAAGCTGGAATGAACCAAGCGCAGCTCGCCGATAGGTCTGGCGTTAAAGAATCGCATGTATCCGGTTATGTACACGGAACAAAACGGATGAACCTTGATACTGCGAAAACTTTTTCGGTAATTCTAAACTGCCGCATGGACGACCTGTACGAATGGATCGTCGAGGAATAACCGGTAGTCGGTCGCTGACGGGATTAAGTGTCGCCCGTCAACGAAAAACTTACCCGTTTAGGTAACTTCACCCGCCACCTCTTAACGTCCTCCGCACGCTCATACACCGCCTTCAACTCCGCTCTCCCTCTCGCAAGCAAAAATTCATTCGCATCCTTCCCTTCCGTAATATATCCGTGTGCCAGTCCGACTTTCCCGTATAAATAACGCTCGACATCCGCCCGCAACTTCTCGCCAGCCTTATCGTTATCCGTCACGATGGTTACGTGTTCGATCGGAGACTGGACGATAATGTCCGCCTTCCTTTGGTTGAACGAAGATCCTCCGGTTCCGATCGCCGGCACTCCCGCCGTCATCCACGATTGCGCATCGATCTCCGCCTCGCATAAGACAACGCGTGCCAGCCGCCGGTCATACACGACATTCATTCCGTAAACAAGGTCCCGTATCGGCCAGCCGCCTTTGACGTACCAGAACGCCTTACCCCGGGTTGACCGATACTTTACGTTGGCGAGCCGTCCGTTCGGCAGCCGCCAGGGCAACGCAACCGCACCGCCAACCATTCCTACACCCATTAGACGCTGGACCGCCGGCATGATGCCGCGCTTGTTTAAATAATCGTTAGGCCCCGCAACCACGCCGCCGAGAATCGATTCGCTTAATGGTTCGCGATTCTTTGCGACTTTCAGCTTCGGGAGCCTAAGCGTTAATTTACCGTCATCCGATTCCGGCGCGTACGCATCGATCAAGTATTCGATCGTCTCCTCTTCTGTTTCTTCGCGCAAGAACGCCAGCAACTTAACGAAGCCACCCCGTGCATACTCTGCGTCATAATAGCCGCTATCGCCCCAATAGCCGGCCTTTGCGGATGTCGTATCGTCAAGATATACGTAAAAACTCGGCGTCCGGTCATATCGGAAAGGACTTGCGGCCAGGAGTCGCTCATCCGTCCAAGTCGGCCGCGTCCATTCGAATTGTTCGAGTTCATATCGGATGTCAACGTCGACCTGGCGGCCATTTAACGTTAAAATCGGCACTTTCGTATCACTCCTTTCGTCCTAATTAGGCCGGATTGTTCTATATATTACGCCCTGTGTTTTAAAAAATCCTTCGTAATTTGTCGAAAGAATCGCGGTAAATGTTGACAATGTTATCCGATAAATTCCATCGCCTTAGAAATCGAACTGATCCGCTGACCCTTCGGATCCTCCTAGTTGTTTGATGACGCCGAACTGCGGCAGATAAACGATCTCAGCGCTCTTTCCTTCGCCACCATCCCGGCCTTTGTTCAGACCGATCAGACCTCGACCTTCCTCTGCGTTCGTATCCACCGCAATCAATAGCGCAGCATCTTCGAGTAGGGCCTTCGTTTTCTTGACGTCTTTACGCTGCGGCAACTTTAATTCGGAGTCAGCATCTTTCCCTTCGCCTTCTTCCGCTTGCGTCAACGCAAAGACAGTCGTTTTTGTTTGACCGGATAGACGACGGAGTTTCTTCGATGTTTCGGCCGCGTCTCCACCCGCAGTCTTTGACGTGTTCTTTTCGTAATCTAAATAGTAAAACGGATCGATTAGCACGACGTCAGCTTTCGTTTCGAGTATATCCGCCTTCAGATCGCGGAGTTTCCGAGAGTCGAAGTCCTCGTCGTCTACCGCGCGGACAATGATATTACCCGGGATCAATTCGTTCATCTTATCGAGGAACTCCATAAAGCCGGCTTCGAATTCGTCGGATAGCTTGCCTTGGCGAACATCTCGTGAGTTAAAGCCGCCTGGTCCTGCGTAATCGATTCCGAGTTCCATATCGACATCTTCTAACGGATTGTTGTCGATCCCAAACTCTCCCGAAATGGAAACGTAAAGCCGGACGAGAACCTCGTACCATCCCATCTCCATCGACCAAATCAGAACGTTCGCTCCCTGCATCGCACAACTAATCGCTTCCTCCAACGCTATGGCCGATTTACCCCGGCCAGATTTCCCATAAATGACGTATACGTTCGATGAAACATAGCCGCCCATCGCCCGGTTTATGAATTCGAATTTACTGCGCCAGATCCGGAATGACTCGCCAGCCTTGCGGTTTTCGTATTCGGCTTTGAATTTGTCGGTATCTTTTTTGATATCGGTACCAACCGAACTACGAACGTTTGTTCTAATTTTAAATCTTTCGGCTTGCTCCGTCAACCAAGAAAAAAATTCTTCTGGATTGTCTTGCGCACTCTCCCATCGTTTTATAAATTCGGATTCTCCGCCGTCTCCTCTACCGTTAACAATTTCGGAAAAGTCCCGCAAGGACGCGTAATTTTTCAATTTCTCCGCGATAAACTCGTAACTAGCTTCGATACCAAAATTCGGCTCGAAATCCGGCACCTCGTGCGTTACCATCTCGGCCGTCGGCGCCTGGCCTCCGTGTTTCTCCGCATATTCCGTGATGTATCGGAGTGCCTTGCGTTCGCCTTCCGTCGGCAGATCCTCGGCGGTAATATTAAAGCGCAGCAGCGCGTTCGGATCGTTCTGTTCGATTACTTTCGACAGCATTAAGACTCCGTAGTTCATCCGCGATCCCTCCTCTTCTTCTCGATATAAACGACTCTAGCGCCCCTCTTCAGTTGCTCTGCGATTTCTATACGTATACGGAAGTTATCGGCTGCGCTTTCGAACATGCCCGAAACGGAAGCCGCAGCGACACCGATGTAATAAAACGCCCAATCTAGCGCAGCAAACGTCCACTTTATCGGATAGAGTAGGCGGTACATTATTCTGACGCCTCCAATAGATCAGGATTTTCATAGACTGTTCCGAGATATTCCGAATCCGGCCCACAATCGGCAAGAGACTGAATTAACCCACCGGGATGTTCCCCATAAAATGCGGCTAGATCGTCGTAAAAAACAACCTTGAAAATTCTACCGAGAGAGTCTTTCCGGATATCACCCTCCCAAATCTCCCGGCCGGTTTCGTCCTTCAATCCGGTGTACTGCATCCAGATATATTCAGATGAAGGCCCATATCTAAATGTCGAATTGACCATTTCTACATCGGATGAGAGAACACCATCCCAATAGTCTTCGCTGTCGTCCTCATTCTTGTAAACCATGATTTCCTTTTCTTTGTTCCACGCCCGGAATTTAATCTCTCTCATCATCGCTCGACCTCCCGCTTTAATTTCGCCTTCGCCTCGTCCTGCTTCGCCTTGTATTCCTCGTCGCCGTACATCGCTTCCAAACGCTTGTAATCGTTGTATTCATCGAGCAGCTCATCGATTTTCTTCGTCTTTTCTTTCGCCATATCATCCCACGCCTTTTTTATTCCTTCGCTAAGCTTAGTCACGGTATCGGCATACGGAAATTCCGGAAGAAATTCCGCAAAGTGAAACGCCGTTCCCTCCGGCTCCGGATAGTTTTCGTAATCAACTCCGTCAAGATATTCGTCAACAAACTGACTACGGCAGACTAGGCGGATGTCATTCGCATCAGCGAGAATCCATTCGCCGTGTATTGCGTCTGTCAGATCAAACTCAACGTAGGTAGAGATGCCGGTATCGTCCGTTTCCTCAACGTCTCGACGCGCATCCACGAAGAAAATGCGGTCAGGGTAGCCGTCTACTGCGACTAGGTCTCCGAAAGCGATGTCCGTTTTCATCTCCGCAGCCCCCTTTTCGATTCGCCTTCGAATTCATGCATTATACATAAGTCGCGAATTCTATCGTAAATACGGTGCTCGCCGAACACGCTCGGCAAACGTTCAATCGAAATGTTGCTCGTATAAATTGTCGGAAGTTGATTCGTCACTCTCGCGTTAATTATGCCGTGTAAATCACCGCGAAATCCGTCCGTAACGTTCCGTACACCAATGTCGTCCAGAACCGCAAAGGGCGCCGTCTTAGCCGCTTCTAGCGCGCGGTAGTAATGGGTGGCCGCGTGCTCTGCGACCGAGTCCGGAACACGCGGCCGATTGAATTCGTTATAATCGTCTTGCCATTCGTTCACATCGAGGAAATAGGCCGGGCGCAGTGACGGCGTTAAACCTCTCCGCAAAGATCCGCTGTAATGGACGCGCAGCCATTCGTTAAGGATTGCCGCCGCTGTCGTCGTCTTGCCGGTTCCGGAGTTCGCGCTGTAGAGATACAACGACTTGATCCGGTCAGCCGGTTCGATATAGCCTTCCGTCTGCTCAAATTGGCGCTCGAACGTCTTGACGTAGTTTTCAACCGATTTATATACCGCAGGCTGGCTCGTTCGAGCCGGAGAATTGGCGAGCGTTGTCAAACGATATTCTCGCGGTAATCCTGCCGCCGCAGATCGACCGCCGTTGCCAGACGCGCCGTGTAGTGCGATGAAGTGCGGGCATTGGCGGGTACAGGCGGACGTGCCGGCCGCTTTGCACCCGTTAGCCAGGACGCAGTTTCTTTCGTTAGTCAATGGCGTTCACTCCTTTCGTTAGTTATCGATTACATTTACTACCGCATAATGATCGTCACGTTTTTCGATACGAACTTTATCTCCGATATTAAATGTCGTAATACCGATCCATTTCTTATTTCGTGGACGAAAATAAATCTGATGTCCGCTGTCTGATACATTGGTTATTTCTCCGACTCTTCCCGCCGCCTCAGATTTCACCGTATAACCTTCGTCTAAAAGTCGTTTTATTTCAAGTCCGATGCTCATTCACAATCCCTCCGTTTAATAAAAGTCGTCGCCGATTTCCGCCTGCTGCTCCCGCCTTTGTTTCGCCTCTTCTTCGTCCCTGATTTCCGCAGCTACCCGTTGTATTTTCGTACCCATATACGTTTTCATCCAACCGAAATTGACGCCCGGCCACTCTGCCGTCGGCCTGTATTCCGCAAAGCACAGATCGATGAATCGCTTCGTTACTTCCGGTCCGTATTCGCCTGGCTTCTGCTTCGTTCCGACCCAACTTCCGAGCATTCCCGCTTCGGCCTTCCATCCGCGCATCGGAACATAAGGAATGCCATACAGCCGCTCATGCTCCGCCTTTAAGTACGCCTGAAAGTCGCGCGTATTCCATTTTGATACCGGTTTATCTGTCGTCGTCATCTTCGTCACCCATTTCGTTAAGAATCGCATAATAATCGTATTCTTGCGCATAGGATTCGTAGAGGTCAATTTTACGTCGCAAGTCCGATATTTCCTCTGCCATGTGATCCTTTTCCACTAACAACGATTCAATAACGGGTCGGTCGGCAATCGGACACATTCTCGCTATCTCCGACGTAAGCTCCGCAATGTGATCGAGTAAAGCCGGAATATCTTGCCGGGCATGCGCGATGAATTCTGCGTCTTCTTTCGTTACTGCCGCCGCAACGCCGTCCCAATGTGTTTTTACCCAATAGCGAAGATTTTCGTTTCCCGGCCACTCACAATCATCTGCGGCCCAATAGCTCTCCGTTGCCGCTTCCGTACGCTGACGGATCGCTTCGAGTTCGTCTTTCGTCATCACGCATTCACCCCTTCGATTTTGATTCCGAGACTATCGAGTGTATTTCGGACTCCTTCCGCAACGCCTGATGTGTAAAAATCGTCCTTACTGCGAGGCATGGATTGCTCATGTCGCTGGTAATTGGCCGCGTAATACTCCCGCACCTTCTCCTCCGGCGTCTTTTCGACTTCATATCCGTTGATTAATGCGGCTGCGAGAGTTAACATGTCCATTTTGTCAAGCTCGCATATGCTATAGCCCCAAGTCGACGGTCGGCCCGATAAAACGTCGCCGTGCCCCCATCGCCTTACCTGTTCGATAGCCTCCGCCTGCTCCTTCGTAATTACCGGCCTTTTAATTTCGCTCATCTTAGCGCCTCCTTTGCGTGTAAATTTATTTCGTATAGCTCAGTAATCGGAACTAAATCGACTGGTTCTTCGGGAAGCTCCGACTTCGATTGGATTAATTTCAGCGTCTTCTTCAACCGCTCGTTTTCCGCAATCAATCCGGCAAGGGCACAACGCAGGTCTGCGATTTCTTTAGTTTCCGGAAACAGATCGAACGTCGTCAACTCACGCTCCGATCCGTCCTTCTCATGGATAAACACGCCGCCCTCTCCCGGCGCAACTTCCCGCACCTCAATGCCGAGTTCCTTTGCGCCCTGAATAATGCGGTCTCTATCGAATTTTGGAACGATCATTTTAACGCCTCCCTAATAATAGAATCCTCCGGACCGGCAACTGTGAAGCTCGAAATGTTCGTCTACAATTACGTCAGTGCCCTCGATGGGATCACCGAAGGGGTTATACATCGCAACAAGTAGCTCGGTTCCGTCCTTGAGTCCCAAAACGAACTCCCTTGTCAAGGTATTCTGGAAGACTTCGAATCCTTCTCCTCGACGGATTAGCACGACTCTTTCTTCGTTTTCTATTCCGAAGTAGTCGTTCTTTGCCTTTACGTAGATACTATCGGGGCCGCCCCGTCTTTCTATAACTGCTACGTCAGATGTAGCGCAATCACTTATAAAATCCTTAACGTTTTCAAACTGCCTTTCGTCCTGTCTGCGATAAAGACATTCGTTAACAAACCGCCGGGATATCGCAGCCATTCGTAGGATGAATTCCTCGGCGTATTTTAAACGCTCATTCTCCCGCTTTAGACTCCGAAGCTCTTCCGCAATCTCCTTCGTCATGCTATCGTAATCTTTCTCCGCCATGTTTTCCGCCTCCATTCCGTGTATTTTCGACATTCCAACGTCAGCCCTTACGATTACCCTCGACCGTCAGCAAAGCCGCTAATTCCCCGCGAAATTCCCGTATAATTCGTGCGAGCTCTTCCAGCGTCGTGGCGTCCGATAGTTTTACACGCCGATCCATAACGAACATGATTGCGCGATCAACGGATGAGAAGTACGCGATCTCCCGCCAACGTGCGATTGGTGACGGATCTAAGTCGGGATTTTCGGCGAGCCGCTTCGGCCAGTTCGGCGCTTTCGTTGGATCGGTGAAATAGCGTTCATTTACGATGATATTGCGTTCGTCTGACGTGAGTTTGTAATCGGGGGAAATCGGGATTTCAATCGTCATTACAGCATCGCTCCTCTCGCTTTGATAATTTCAAACGCCTGGTCTTCGGTGAATCCTGCGCGGATAAGGGCGTCCTTTCCTTTTCGCATCAGGACCGCGTTCAGTTCGACTTGGCGGGCGACAAGCTCCATATTGTCGAGTAAAAATTCGATTGTCGACTTCAGGTCATTCGTTTGTACTTCCGTCATCTTCGTCAGCTCCTTCGTTATTAATTTGATTGAGAAAGTCGCGAATAGGTCGCATCGGAACTTCGCTCAGTCCGAACACACCACCAAACAGCACCGAGTTTATTTTCTGCCCGTGATTCCGCATTAGCTTTCCGATACCAAACTCCGGACTGCACGGGCATTTCGGGTCACTACAGTACCTAAAGTCGTTAATATATTGCGTAGCGTGTACGATTAGCTCTAAGAAGATAATTCGAAGCTCATCCTTATCAGGGCCGTCGTATCCGCACATAAACTCGTTTTGGTAAATTTCGATCATACCCTTGAGAATCGTCTTATCATTCATACTTTCGCAATCCCTTCCGTTTATTAATAAGACCTAGCAATCGTTCGCATTCGCTCACTCTTGCAGATGTTATTTATCGCGATACATCTTTTAATAAAGAATATCCGCGCGAATGTATATGAGCGCTATTATTTAATTGAGTATAGATAATGAGTATAGTAAATGAGTATAGTTCGTCTGTCGTTTGAGCAAGGGACGGGTTCACCTCATGAACCCCCGGCTTCATTTTCGAATGCTTTCGGGATCGGTAGCAGTACGTACAGGTTCGATAATTGTCCGCTCTCTTTGCTCCTTCTTTCGCGAATATCGATCAAGCCGACTTCCTTCAGCTTCCGCAAAGCCTCCCGGACCGTATTCTCCGAACAGAAACATTCGGCTGCCAACGTCTTGATCGAAGGAAACGACTGCTTGCTGTGATTGTCCGCGTGCATCGACAACATCGTATAAACGAGCTTTTGCGCACTCTTGTCGAGAATCTTGACGTCAGATAACACGCTGCTCGCTACCTGTGCGAATTTGTGCTCGCGTAAATCCAAAACGCCTCGTTCTTCATTCAAGACATCGCCCCCTTATTGAACACCTTTGCGATGACGTATCCTTTCGATTCGAGAAGTTCAATTAGTTTAACCGCATTCTTCTTCCCGGTTCCCTGATCGCCACCCATGTTGTGTGCTTCAGATAAAAATCTAGTAAGATGTACGAACAAAATCTCGTCTTCAGATTCATTTCTACCTTCGTACATAATAGTCACCTCCTGAATTAGTTTCACAGATGAACCTGTGATCGTGGAAATCAATCGGCCGCTTTTCGTTTGTCATGCGGCATCATCCTTCGAATGTGTAGTTTTCTGCGATTTCGAGTACGGCCTCTCTACTAGCGTGTAAAAGGATCGTGTCCATTTTACGGTAAGGATACTTACCCGCATGCCCTTTGGCTGCTCGAAGACGCTCTTTATGGAGCCTTGAGAATTGAACTCCGAGACGAGATTCAACTTCTGTATAGAAAGGACGTAGTTGCTGAGGTACCGCACTCCCCATCTTTTCGTAAAGAATCGTTATAATTTCGTTTGCAGCCTTTTCATGAGACAGTCCTTTTAGTCGGGTGTATGTTGTAGTCTCCTTGTTCGGTGAAGGCAACGATTGCTCAACTTTTTTATAGATGTCGTTCAGCCTGGTCTTAGGTTTTTCTGCAACTGATTTCTCATTGCTGCCGCCTAATAACCGCTGTGCGAATTGAGGAAATAATGCCTTCGCAACCCCCGCATATTCTGCTCCGAAAATGTAAGCTACTCCACCGTCTTTTACGTTTTTGATTGTTAACATTTAAATCGCTCCTTTATCCGTTTATAATAATTGCTTCTTTTTCATTCATAGCACGCTGTATCGAATTCATAAGCGTCAGCATCGAGTGGATGGACTTCCGGTACTCCTCTTTGCCTTCGTCAATCATTTCGTTAAACTCTCGAACAAAGTGGGTTAGATGCCCGTACTTCTCAACGAATTTCCTAACGTCCTCGGAGAACTCTCGAACCGTATACGTGATCGCATCTCCGTTAGTCACGCGAGTTGTTCGCCCTTCATACATCGAAATGTCTCCGAACAATTCTTTATATCGTTCATTTTCAGCGAGCAGTTCCGGATCGGGCGTTTTAACTTCGACGTATTCCGTCCGAATTTCCGGTTCGGCTTCTTCGACTCGTTCGAGTTTGTTACGCAATATATCCGCTTCCCGCACCGCTTGCTCCCGTTGAGATTCCGCTTGCTTAAGCGCTGCCTCTGCCGCCTCTTTCTCCGCCAATAGTTCCCGGTACTCCTTTAGCGTTTTGACTTCGCCATTTAGGACCGCCTGTTTAGCTTGGCGTTTCGGTTCGGTTGACTCTGCGGATGGGCGTGCGATTTCATACGTTAGTGAGACGGGGAGGTCTTCGAGTAGTTGTTTGACAGTGTTGTCGCAATTTGCGATAAGATCATAACGGTTGATCAATCTCCAAACCGCATCCCGTTTAAGTCCTACTGATGTAAACCACTTTTCAAAAACCCCCTGATACTTATTGTGACTTGAAAGATGCTCCTGCGCCTCCTTCAACTCACGACCTAAGTCCGTATATGCTTTTCCCACAATTTCTCGCATGTTATTTTCTTTCTTGCGTAGAAATGCTGCTGTGCTAATATCTAAATCTCCATAGTTAAACGTTTCGATTTCGTTCGTCATTCCAAAACCTCCTTCACAGGATAATACCCGCGACTTTTCAAAACCGCACAATAATTTCTAAATTTTTTCTTCCTTCACTTATAACTGCGCAGCAACTTTCCGAAACGGACACCGTTTTTAAATCCGCTGTCATAAATAACTGCGAAGTCACTTTCGGATTGGCACACGTTTTAGACAAAAAATAACCCCGTCTAAAAAGACGAGGTTAAAACAATTTCTCCACGGGACTGAATTTCTTGTGAGCGTCCATGACATCACTGCTGAATAAATTAACGTAATTCCGAACCATATCGAGACTTGTGTGGCCCAAAACGGCCTGAAGCGCAAATACGTCAGCTCCATTTTGAACGGACATTTTTGCAAAAGTATGTCGGAATGTATGAGGCGAGCATCTAACGTTTTTAATATTTGCCTTTCGTCCATACTTTCTTAAACGGTTTTGTACCTGGCGGATTGTTAACGGCGTATTATCTATGGTTACGAATAAAGCCTCATTCGGCACGTCTCCGCGTATTTGTACATAATTCCTTAACTGTCGTTTCATCGTCGCTTGTATCGGTACAAGGCGCTCTTTATACCCCTTCCCATCGATCCTTATTTGCGAATCTTCCCACCGAATATCCTTAACGCAAATATCCGTCAACTCCCGAACCCGTACGCCGGTTTCAATAAGTAAGAGCATGATCGTATAATCGCGAAAACCAGTAAACGTCCCTAAGTCCGGCTGTCTCAGTAAGTCCTTTAATTGGTCGCGTGAGAACGTTTCTACAACTTCCTTCTTCTGCTTTAAAAGCGAAAGTTCCCGTACTGGATTTTCGTAAATTTGGCGATCTTTTTCGAGGAAATTAAAGAACGCTCGAATCGCCCGTAGCCGCGTATTAATCGACGTCTCTTTTCGATTTAACGTTTCCATCATGTAGACAATAACGTTTTCCTTAATAATTTTCAGCGTGATATCACCAGGTTTTGTCGAAATTCCCTGACGTTCAAGCATCGTACGAAATGCGAGTAATTCATCGCGATAATACTTAACGGTGTGTTTCGATAAATTCTTCAGCTTACATTCGCGTATAAACGAATTAAAAGCCGTCTCAAAATCCGTCAATTCAATTTCGGGCTTGTCCGATGCTTGATCGGTTACTAACTTATTTGACCGCCGTGCCATCGCTGCACCTCCGAATTTTATTCGTCGGCGACAAAACAACGGAATCTTACGCATATAACGCAAAAAGAGCGACCTACAAATCGTAGATCGCCCGTCATATTAGCGTTTATGTCATCGGAATGGTAAACCGCATTTTGAGTCGTGCGCGTCTGCCAATTCCGCCACACCGGCATGTGTGTGATCAATGGTGCCGAGGGCCGGACTTGAACCGGCACGGTAGTCACCTACCGCAGGATTTTAAGTCCTGTGTGTCTGCCAATTCCACCACCCCGGCACGAGGCAAATAAGGCGACACCCGGATTCGAACCGGGGATAAAGGTTTTGCAGACCTCTGCCTTACCACTTGGCTATGCCGCCATCATTTTAAGAATTGGAGCGGAAGACGGGATTCGAACCCGCGACCCCCACCTTGGCAAGGTGGTGTTCTACCACTGAACTACTTCCGCATTTTAACTAATATTCATCTTATCATATGCAGGATGATAAAGAAAGATGAAAACTGGGCTAGCTGGATTCGAACCAGCGCATGACGGAGTCAAAGTCCGTTGCCTTACCGCTTGGCTATAGCCCAATATGAAGGGCGATTGATGGGAATCGAACCCACGAGTGCCAGAGCCACAATCTGGTGCGTTAACCACTTCGCCACAACCGCCATAAATTGTGAATTAAAATTGGCAGGGGCAGTAGGAATCGAACCCACACCGGAGGTTTTGGAGACCTCTGTTCTACCGTTAAACTATGCCCCTAAAAACATGGTGGAGGGGGACGGATTCGAACCGCCGAACCCTGAGGGAGCGGATTTACAGTCCGCCGCGTTTAGCCACTTCGCTACCCCTCCAAAACAGTGCCGGCCAGAGGACTTGAACCCCCAACCTACTGATTACAAGTCAGTTGCTCTACCAATTGAGCTAGACCGGCAAATGGTGGCTCGGGACGGAATCGAACCGCCGACACACGGATTTTCAGTCCGTTGCTCTACCAACTGA